CCTGGAGCTGACTAGCTCGGCAGCACTCGTTCTGGGGATGTGCCGTATGCCTCGCTACGACTACCGCTGCGATCGATGCGACGTCATCTTCGAGGTTGAGCAGAGCATCCACGCCAAGCCTCTGAGCCGCTGCAAGACGTGCAGGTGCAAGCTCACCAAGCTGATCGCTCCCGTCGCGATCGCCTTCAACGGCCCCGGTTTCTATTCGACCGGCGGCTAACCAAGCTGCCAAGTTCTGCCCTGGTCTCATCATGCCGCTATCTCTCCAGCGGCGTCTCCGCTCACCTCCCAGTGCTGTGAGACCAGGGCTTTTCGTATCAACAAGGGGCAACCATGAAGCGACCGTGCATTGATTGTGGGGTCGTCATTGCATCGGGCAGTCGCTGCGGTTCGTGCTACTCCACACGAGAGAAGCGCTACTCCAAGGTCCGTGGCACTACCACTGAGCGTGGCTACGGCTCGGCCTGGCAGAAGCTGAGCACCGAGATCCTCAAGCGTGATGGCTATACCTGCCACTACTGCGGGGGCCGAGCAGATACTGCCGACCACATCATCCCGAAGAGCAAGGGTGGAACCGACGCCCGAGAAAACCTCGTGGCCGCGTGCCGCTCTCACAACAGCGGCAAGGGCAACCGACCAGCCGAGCTGTTTCGCCAGCAAGTTCGCGGCGGCAGCTGACCGCCTTGGATGGGGGCGGGGGTCTTACCTCTAGAGGTCGCTACATGACCCACGCCCTAGTGCCAAATATACGCCCGCGAAAGTCAGAAACCCCTTTAGGCCCAGCAATACCAAGGGATACGGAGGAATGCGCCGAGATGCCGGCCAGAAAGTCTGAGGCGACAAGATGGCCCGAACCGGACGACCCCCTAAGCCCACTGAGCTGAAGCGTAAGCAAGGCAATCCCGGCAAGCGAAGTCTCCCAGTGCCGGTCGTCACGCTTCCCGCCGCCAACGGCACTCCCAAAGTGCCTTCCGGCCTTACTTCCTACGCCGAAGAACGGTGGGGGCTCATCTGGGAATCGGCTGCACTCTGGCTGAACCCTGCACTCGATGGTCCAACGGTCGAACGAGTCTGCAGGCTGTACGACGAGATAGCCCTGCTCGAGAACGACATCTCAACACGCGGCCACATTCTCCAAGAGCCGATCATCACGCCGCGTGGCCCTGCGATCGACCCGCAAACCGGCGAGGTGATGACCAAGTCGGTGGCTAACCCTGCCGCCCGCCTCCGTCGAGATGCCGAGAAGCAGCTCCAGTCCTGGCTTATTGAGCTCGGCTTCACCCCAAGCGCTCGTGCCCGACTCGGCCTCGCCGAAGTGAAGCGGCAGAGCAAGCTCGAAGAGCTGATGGCCAAGCGCCAGGAGCGAGCCAATGGCTAGGACCCCAGGCTGGCCACCGCTCTACATCACTAAGGCCACCCCAGCAGAGGTGCGTCGAGGCGACGGCTCCGCCGTCTGCGACTTCATCGAGACCTTCTGCACCGTCTCCAAGGACGGCATTGCAGCGCGTGGCGGCGACACGATTGTCCTGCGCCCGTGGCAGCGTGAGCTCATCGGGCACCTCTACGCAAGGCGCTCGGATGGCAAGCGTCGCTGGAGGCAGGCGCTGGTCGGTCTCCCCCGTAAGAACGGGAAATCGGCACTCGGTTCTGCGCTCGCACTCGAGGGCCTCATCTTCGGTGGCCAAGGTGCGGAGGTCTACTCGGCAGCCGGCGACAAGGAGCAGGCGCGCATCGTCTTCGGTGAAGCCAAACGCATGGTGCAAGGCCAGCCCGAACTCTCCGAACTCTCGACCGTCATGCGAGACGTCATCGACATTCCCGGTACAAACTCCGTCTACCGAGTCCTGGCAGCAGAAGCTCCGCGGCTCGAAGGTCTGAATCCGACCCTGGCCGTCATCGACGAGCTGCACACGCACCCCAACGATGAGCTCTGGAACGTGCTCACGCTTGGTTCTGGTGCACGACTCGACCCGATGACCTTGGCCATCACCACCGCTGGTGTCATGTACGACTCCCGTGGCCAAGAGTCCATCTGTTACCGGCTCTACAAGCACGGCATCGAAGTCACCCAGGGCTTGGTTGACGACCCCACGTTCTTCTTCGCCTGGTGGGGAGCTCCTGAAGGTGCTGACCACCGTGACCCCAAGGTCTGGAAGGCAGCCAACCCCGGTTTCGGTGACCTCCTCGACCCCGAGGACTTCAAGAGCACCATCAACTCCACGCCCGAACCGGAGTTCCGGACGAAGCGCCTCAACCAATGGGTGGAAGCCAAGTCCGCTTGGTTCCCCGTCGGCGTCTGGGACAAGGTCGCCCAACCCAAGCGCTCGATCGAAGACGGCGCCGATGTCGTTCTTGGCTTCGACGGTTCCTTCAAC